GTGCGGCACCCCGCAGTTTCTCGTGGCAGAGCATCCTGCCGAGTGCCCACAGAAGGGCATTCTCACGGGTAGCAAACTGTCCCCATTTACGTCCCGGGTTGAAACCGCCGCCGAAACCGCCCACCTCCATGTGAACGCCAGCAACCCACCAGCCGTCCTGCTGTCCCACAAGGGCGTCCAGATAGTCGCGACCATTCCGGTAAACGGTCACCGTCTCGTATTCCCTCAAGACTGGGTAATCGCTCCAGGGAGCAGGAAGCTGCTCGCGACCGTCGATCTTTAAGTATTCAAATTTGTTTTCCATATCCTTAAAATTACGTTTGAACGGTATTTGAACGGGAGTCATTCCCCCACCATGCGTTTCACCTTGTGAATGGACTTCCTCACACGCCGCAAATCAAAGTCACATGTCGAAGCCTCCTTTATCACCTTATCGATGTCTTTCTTGTCAGTCACACCGTTGGCGGAACAGATCGCAAACACGTCGTTCACGTCCGTAGGCTCTAGCTCATAAAATTTCCGTCCGATACGGCTGTAGAACTCCTTGTAGCCAGGCTTCTGGTATCGCAGACCATTGCTGATGCGTTTGGCAATATAATCGGTACTCAAAAACACGACGCCGCATTTCTCCTCCAGTTTGTTGTACAGGCTGATGAAGTAGTGGAACACCGGTTCGGTCAGCTTGTCCGCCTCGTCGAACACCAGCAGGGGCGCGTCCATCTGGATGATATCATCCAAAATAAGTCCCCACACCTCACGGATATTATACCCTTCAGTCCGGATCCCGACCGTGCGGGCTATCTCGCG